GCCGGCCGCATGGGTGCGTGGGGGAGCGGAATCTTGATTCGCGGCACAGTGAAGCCTGCCGGCCGCACCAGAACCGCGCCCAGTTCCCGCTCCCGGCTCGCCTCCTCCAGCTCCGCTTCCTCGGCCCAGTCGATAACCGGCCCCAGCGGCTGAATCTCCGGACGAACCGGGGGTTGCAGCCACAGAAGGCCGGGACTGCGCCGGACTGCACGCAGCAGGCCCCTCAGAGTTGCCTCCTCGGCGCCAAACGCTCCGATCTGCGCTGCCCAGCGAAGGCGGGGGTCCGACACATCGCCCTCAAGCTGGATAGCGCGCTCAAGGAGCGTCTTTGCGTACTCGCGGAACTCATGGAAGGCGAGCTCAAGGTCGGGGGACGGCACGCCCAAATTCAGGGCGATGCTCCCCAACCGCATGGCCTCTTTGAGCACAAAACTCTCACCAGACCTCTCCCACGTGTTGGTGGGAGTACGCACCTGCGCCAGCGTGCGGGGCACGTCGGCGTGGCAGGCGACGTTGCCCTGAAACGCGTAGAAGTAGTATCCGATGAAGAGAAACGGCTCGACCTCCAATGCGGCCGCAAGGCTGGGGGCTTTCACGCGGGAGTACTGCTCCACCCGCACGTCAAACCCCATGGAGCGTCCTGCGCTCTGCAGCGCCTCCTCCACGTCCGCCTGTGACGCCCCCGATTTCTCGAGAGTCCGCAGCGCGCGCATGATCATCACGTCCATGAGCATGTCATTGACCTTGCTCTGCATGGGCATCCCTGAGGGCCCGGCGTGCCTCCAGCGGCACACGATGGACTGGTGCAACAAAACGAGGCGCTCACGCGCGTAGGCGTACCACACCGCCGCGGCGGTCTCGTCAATCTTTGCCAGCTCCTCCGCGATGGCCTTGTGCACCTCCAGGGTCACCTCCGCCCTTTGTGTCAGGTCAAAGTTGCTGCAGTCGAGCGCGAACATGACAATGTCGTCGCCCACCCGCAGCACCACCCACGAATCATCGCCCACGTGCACGAACGCGCTGCCATGCTCAAGCTGCCGCTCCAAAGCGGCAACGAGCTCGGCGGCGCCCCCGTGAGTGAGCGACATCCCGATTCCCGTGCGCGAGCCCCGCAGGATCGAGAACGAATTGCCCTCAAGAACCTGCGTGGCCTGCTGCATGACCAGCACCACCTGCCGGGGGAGAACGTTGTAGAAACGCATGCGCCCCTCCACCACCTTGCCGATCTTGTAGTAGTCCGCCTTGGTCTTTCCCATGCACACCGTCAGATCTGGACGCGAAAGCTCCAGCTCCCGCACCGACTGCACCTTAGCGTGAAAGCCTTGGCGACTATCGACGTAGGAGCGGAACCACTGCGCCAGACTCCACACCTCCTGAGAGGCGCCTGGGGTGTCCCACTTGCCGAGCACCGGCGAACCGTTGTCGGCATGCGGGTTGACCATCAGGCCGGCCCCGCTCTCCCGCGCGAGCAGTGGGTACGGCCGCCACGCCTCCGGTGGCAGCCCTGCCCGGCGGACGAGGCCAGACCCTTGCAATGCCATACGAGCCTCCGTTGGAGTGATCGGCAGGAGTCCGTCTGGCAGCGGGCCACGCTTGGGATAGGCCTGCACGATGCGCATCAGGCTACTAGCCGTCCCTGCCTGCGCATAAACGACCTCAGCGGACCTCTCGGCGGTGAGCCCCCCCCACTTGAGCGGGAGCTCCTTGAACGCACGAGTGGCCGCTTCGTGGCCGAATTTGCTGCGCATACGCGGCCGGGGTTCCCCAGCCTGCGCACACAGGAACGGCTTCTTGCCCGCCGCAGCACGGAGCTGAAGCGCCGGCACCCGACAGTGCCGAGCACTGATGTAAATGCTGGGCGCCGGCCCATGTCCAACTCCGCAATCGCCGCCGTCGCGGCCGCCTTGTC